TTCATGTACATTTTGTACAAATCGTATCTGGTTTGATAATCTTTAGTCAGACCATCCTTATTTAATGTTTTGAAGTTGTTAAAATCCCTCATTACACCAGACGAATTAACTGATGGAGCATTTACAGCATCATACGCAACTGTCTCCAAATCAGAATAAACAGGCATCTGCTTTTTCTCTGTTCTTATAATTTTTTTATTAGAATCTTTTACCACATGGTCTTGCTGATTAACAGAAATCTTTGGAATATATGATTCGTATACAACACCCGGTGCAACAAACGCTTTTTGAGTAATAGATGTTTTACTTGGGATATCTATAGACGGAATATAACTTCCTTTAAGAACACGGCTGTACATATCCATCAAAGTGGCTTTATCATCACCAAATCCTTCATATTTTGATTTTTCAAGAGTTACTATCTGAGACATACCGTCTTTTATTTCTTTTAAAGCACCTATTCTCATCTGTAAGTCTTTCTTCTGTTTTTCTATACCATCTTGAAGTGCTATATATTCAGATGAATTAACCTTGCCACCCTTGAGAAGAAAATCTTGAACCCCACGATTGGCTTCCATAATTCCATCAAACTGAGCAGTAAAAGCTTGCTTCTCTGAAGTAGAAAGGTCTGTGCCGAATCTTTCTACGTCAGCTTGATGCTGTCTGAATATAGTATTAGCTATAGATGCTCTTTGATTCTCAAGTTCCTGCAAGCGTCTTTGTCTTTCCTCTTCTTGCATAAGCATAGCTCTGCCCTGCTGAAACCCAGTCATGAACTTTTGTGCAGCAGCACCATAATCAATATAGCCAGTTGGTATAACTTCTAACCGCCTTGTAGCCATTTTATTTTATTTATAGTATTAAAATTATCAACCACCCGTAGGTGCTTTGGGTGTTTTTGCGAATCCAGTTTTCATACCACCCTGCATACCTAGTGCCATTGCTGTTCCACCCATCTGAGCCAAAGCACCAAGAGCAGAAGATGTTTGAGCCCTACCCTGAGCTAAGTCTGCTCTAGCAGATTGATATTTATTTGCCCACTTCTCCCAATCAGCCTGCTGCTTCATAAGTTCAGCCTGTGCCAACATATTTCCAGCTTGAGAGGTTAATCCAAACCCAGTTAATCCGGCTTTCTGAACAGCCTCTAATCCAGACATCTGTGCACCAAATCCAAGCCTTCCAGCCTCTACTCCAGTTTGGTATCCAAGCCCTAAAGCCTGCTGTCTTAATCCAACTCCATATTGTTTAGCACCCATATACTGACCTAATCCTGCAGTTTGAGCTTGATATGCTTGACCTACTAAGGAATTGATTCCTTGTTGTTGTTGTCTCAGAAGTCCGCCAGCCATAGCACCACCCATTCTACGGTCTGTAGCACTCTTAAGAGCACCAGCACCCTGTTGTGCTATAATATCTGCACCCATCTGACCAGCAGGACCTAATCCTCTCATCATAGCCATCTTGCCCAGTCTTTCTATGTCAGCTGCCCCTTTTTCTGCACCAGCGGTATATTGCTCTGCAAATCTCTTTTGGTCTTCTTGAAGTTTTTTAGCAAAGTCAGTACCTAAACCAGCCATCTGGTTGGCTAAATCCATTTGCTGTCTAGAAGCTTCTTCAGCTTTTAGAATGTTTTGCTTATAGAAGTCTGGTATATTGTAAGCAGGCTCCTTAGATTCAAGAGAGGCTACAGACTTTTTTGCCTTCTTAGTTTTAGAAGCACCTGATATAAGACCAACACCAGATGAAGCTAATCCCACAGCACCGCCTACTATTGCTATTGTTGCGAAACTCATAACTCTATTTTTTTATTTTCCAATACAGTTTTTAACAAATCATTTTCTCTCTTTTCTATCAATCTCTCCTCAATCTCCTCTAAATCCTGAGAATCACTTTGGTTGACATGATATGTCGTCCATATGCAATCCTCTATGATATACAATATCCTTCTCGTTCCCGGCTTCGTTATCCCTGTGTACGGTGCCTCAAACTCCTCCCATTCCTTTCCATCAATAGACACAGCCACTTTTCCTTTGGAGACAGTAAACGGGTGTTCGGTCTTGTGAATCTTGCTCGTAACTAAGCTACCTGCTGGCATAAATATCTCTCTGATATACATGCCGGGGGTAAACCTATGTACAAGAGGCAAATCTATAGTCTGATAATTATCAGCCATAAAAGCCTCAAGCTCATCCACCCTGTCATCGTTCTCCCTTATGATGATGTCTCCACTCATCAATTTATCTTTGATTCGTTATACCCATATTTGAGCATAAGCAAAGTTACATAATTAGACGGGGTTAAAGCTTTTAATTCCATAATACACCAGTTTCCTCTTATCGGCTTACCCGTTGTTGGCGTAGCAGCTCCGCTATCCCTCAAGAAAGGAGCATTAAAGAACCCTTCTTGATTTCTAAAAAATGAATATGGTATAGACGAATCTAGCACGTTTGCAGCCCCTTTCACATAATCAGCAACCCACAAACTATTTGCCACTTCCGTAAAGGTCATAAATATCTTCTTTACAATAGGATTCTCATTTAGAATCACTCTAATTTTAGCATCATTCTGAACTCCATAGAAGTTGCAGTAGCTAACATTATCCTTGTGCTCCCATAAAGTCCCTGTATTAAACGAAGTGTATAATCTATTATTCAGAGAATTAATTGTGTACGGGTAGTATGTATAGAAGGAATCAAATCTCTCAGTTCTCTCAGAGTAGCATATGGTGAACTTATTACTACTCTTTTCACTTGAGAATATAACACTTCTGTTAGAAGAGTCATACCCAGCCACATATTTAGCATCATCAAGGATGTTTTCTGTAGCCCAAGAGTTCATATTTGTGGTAATAGAGATAGGGGTAATTCCCTCGAGCCCAAGCCTACAAACAGCCTTTCTGATGTCATCTATAAAATAATCTGCGTATGAATCAGAAACTAAGCTACCTGTCGCATTACCTATAGAATAGTTGCCCGCATAATACTGAACATTGTTGAAAAGCTCAGTAGATAGTGTTAGGTCTGTTCCTCCAGCTGCATTTGTAATGATGGATTGGTATACTGGAAGCATTCCAACCTTATCCTCTTGATAAGTTCTTAGCATTCTATCCCTTACAGATAAACGCTTAATAGGTCCAAATGATGCGTCTAAATCTTTAAAGTCAAGGTACAAGAATCTATTAAGACCATTTACGTTACTATTAAACTCAAGGTTCTGCGACCATCTTACAGTTGCAGGGAATTCTCTTTGTCTTGCCTGCTTATCTTCAACAGCTGGTCTTCCGTTCTTATTAATCTTAGTTAGGAATAATGGAGAAGCCTCATCTTCCTGAATCAAATAGTTTTTGGTTGGCACACCTGAATAGAATACACGCTGCACAGAGTCAGTCTTACCACCTACTGGTGTAGCCGTAGAACCCTCTAAAACCACATAGTCTGATTTAAACATACAATCACCAGCTAGAGTCATTTCAATTTGAGTCCCCGGTGTATATGAACTACATAAGTATGTTTGCGGTATCTCATAGTAAACATCCCCTTGAGAGCCAGTAGATGTTATCTTCTTTCTTCTTAATATTTTAGCTTTAAGACCTACAATTTGTGTTGCACCAGAAGTGTCTCCGCATGTGTTCATAAAGTCTTTTGCAGACTCATCCACTTGAATCCAGTTTCCACTTAATGTAACAGTAGAGCCATTTGACTCATAGAACTCAGGGTCTATCAATAAATCTATAACCTTAAAAACCTTCTCATTAATGCCAATTCCATCATATGCATTAGATGCTAGTTTATTCTTATAATAGTCGTATACAATAGAAATTTCATCCCCACTCTGGAAAGTATAACCAAGATTACTTATTCTTAGAGCAAGTTGTCTTGGTACTGTTTGGTCATTTGAAGGAAGAACTCCACTATTTACTATGTTTACTGTTATATATGTGTCAGTAGCAGAACCAGTAACTGTCTGATATTTATACGCAGAGATTGTATATCCGTATTGAACACTAATCTGTGCAGAAGCACCCGGATTAATAGGTACTGAAGCACCTCCAGAAGAAACATAAATAATATCTGCTGATGTGTTTGTAACTGTAACAGTTCCACTAGCCCCTTGTGCGTACTCACTTGCTGAATAAATAAACGCCTGACTTATATAGTCACCTCCATTTAATACTCTATAGTCTGTATAGAATAAAAAATTCTGATTTGGGACTATGGTATCTGGGTTTATAAGATTTATATATGCGGTAGGGTCAGATGGAAGTCTTGCTCCTCCATATATGCTACCAGTATAGTAAACCTGCAATCTTACGTCTTGATATGTATTAGTAGTACCAAGATATCTCCATTCTACAGTCCATACAGATGATGGATATGAAGGTGGTATAATCGTTGGCTGAAAATCATTAGGTGATATAGAATTTGTGTATCCGCCAGCTTGTGGAGGAGTATTTACGGTAACAGTATAATCTGTATTCTCGACAGCAGAAACAAGCTTCTTGTACTCAAAAATCATCCTTCCGGGGTCATTGATAGGTTTATTCCTATATGTCAATGAATGCGGATTTAGACTTATATCGTAATACGAGGTTGTTGATGCATCCGTGTCACAATTACTATATGTTACCTTTAAGAATTGATGACTTCCATAAGACTTATAAAATGGTATATCAGCAGCAGGTCCGCCATTAGGCTGAGGTAATATGCTTATATTAGTAAGGCTACAAGTAAGACCGCTAGTGCTAAGTGCCCCATACTTGTAATCTATAACATCTGTTATAACCTCAGATTCATAGTTATTATCCTCGGTAATAGCTAGTCTAAAATATTTAGCCCATGATGGAGCAGCAGATGATATTTGAATGTGAGGCAAATAAGTTTGTCTTGTATTCCACCAAGATGTTCCTGTCCCAGCAGCAAGAAGCGTTGGGGACCAATGAATATGCGGAACATCAACAAGCATGCTATTCCCCGTAAATACACCCGGATTTCTTCCGTGCTCATCAAGATAAATGACCCCAATCTTGTATTTACCACCCGGATTCAATATCATGTTAGAAGCCGGATTTAAATTACCGTTGAAGAACATTTTGTTATCCCCAACATAATTAGAGACAGTAAGACCAACTGTAGAAGATATATTTGCTTTATTATAACCTTCTTTAAAGTTTCCGTATGTTATAACATTCCCGTTGACTACTTCTTGAGCCTTTGCCGAAAGAGGAACATAATCAAACTGAAGCACATCAGGTGCCTCAGAATTATCTAAAGGTATCTTCTGACCAGCTCCAGTAAATGTATATGTGATTTGAGAGCCTGTAGAGATAACGGTATCAATAGTATAGAAATTACTCCATATACCATCAAAGTATTCCCTGTATATAATTTCAATCTCTTTTACGTTTGCAGAACCAGACTCAATATTAAATCTTACAGCATTATACCCTATTGAAGTGTCAGTCGGTATAATGTTTGTCTCGTTGAATATATAATAAGGCACAAGTGAATTTGATATAGGAGAGAATACTGATTTCTCATAATCATCATAAATGTATCTGTATGCGAACTGATACATCTTATTTTGTATAATCAAGCTTCCATCACTAACCTTAACCAAATTTACATTAGAAGGTGATAGCATAGGTGGCTTCTTGATAACAGTAGTAAACTCCTCAATTATGTTACCAAAGTAGCCAAGTGTCTTAGCCTTTCTTATATTCAGCTTTCTTGGAACTCCGTCTTTATCAAGCCAGAATAGCAAATCACCTTCTTCTGAAGTATCTGCACGATTGATAATTCTTGGGTTATGACATTGAACAGTTGTTGATAAGTTTATTGCTGCACTCTGTGCATTTGTTCCACACTTTACAATTATTGAGTGGATATTAGTTATCTGATTATACTCAGTTATTAAGTGATTCCCACCCGTATGAGCTATAAGATAAATAATAGAATCTCTTAGCGTATTTGTAACAGAGCCTACTACAACGTGACTGCTTGTTAAAAAAAAGTTCGTAGAGCCGTCTAAATCCTTTAACTGAATTTCGGCATTACCAACTATATTATTTACGCCACCATAGGTGCTTATATTTATAGCATCAATGTAGTCACCAGATGGCAATAACTCATTGTCATAGTCTGTATTAAGACCACCATTAATGCTTTTAGGCTGTGAAAATTGTGCCATATTTATTTAACGATAAGCTTCTCGTTGTCAAAAGAAACATCTCTAGCTTCGGAAGGAAGGAAAGGATGTACTCTAGATTTAAGAAGTCTTTTCTGGTTATAAAATTCTGTCCTTCTGATTGTTTTCTCTGATAAGTTCATTTTTCTTCCAGTAGGCATATACTGAGAATCTTTCCAAGCTATATAAGCTATCAAAGCCTCTTCAGCAATATCCGCAATCTCCACATCCTCTTCATCTATTGTTGCCATATACTCAACTATGATATAGTCATACGGGAACTCTGGATTTAAAATCATAGTGTCCTCGTCTATGGTATATGTGCCAATAAACGTAGTCTTAGTATAAGCACCGAATGCTTTGTAGTCTGAGCTTCCGTTTATTGAATTTAAGTAAGCAAAATCTCTTAATCGTGTATTGTCAATAGGAGCTGTAGCAAAATCATTGTCATTAAATCTTGATGTCTCCGTTTGTAGCTTTCTAAAAGCAGTAACAGTATCATCTCTCATTATAGATGCTATCTGACCAACATTGTTTACAACACCAACATTCAATACGTTTAGCATATCTGCTGGTAGCTGTACTGTTTTATTAGGTAGTACATTAAGTCTTATGGTCTTAGGAGATGATGTAACATCAAGACCTATCTCTTTTGTACCTCGTACAGCTATGTCGTACAATCTCCTGTAGTGACCATTATTATAGCCAGCTTGAGATATATACCTGTATATTGCTTTTGATATTTTCATTTTTTATTCTTTACCTGTTCTTGATGCTAAATCTTCTTGTCTTCTCTTGTCAAGCAGTCCAACTGCATAGTCAATAGCGAATGGAATAGTATCTGCAGGAATGTTTAATTCTTCATCTAAGTTATTCAAATCTGGGGTTCCAACAAGTCTAGCAGACATTGTTTTACCTGTCAACGGAATCTTAGATAAGAACTGAAGCTTACTTCCATTTATGTGGTATCCTATACGTCCTTTTTCTACAGGAAGTTCATCCCATAAAAAAATCTCCTGAGATGAAATAGGCATAGGCTGCTTTTCAAGACCGCTTACTTTAATATTTGAGATAGCGACACCTATTTTAGCACTAATAGGAGTATAAGCCAACTCAACAGAATTATCTGATTCTATGGTTAAACCTGTAAGTGTTATGTAAAAAGCATCACCAATAAACTCCTCATTATCAACCTGAATATTACCCATGTATGCTCTTTGGGCAGCAATAGCTATACCCATGTTTAGCAAAAGGTTAACCTCTCTATCTGAGTGAGATGCATCAACTGGAACCAACCCACCATAATGGGTTCTTTTTATCAATTCTATAGCTTGTCTTCTTTTCATGCGTCAACCTTTTTAATGTTCCCGAATTGAATCAAACTTGGGTCTTTCAGGTTGATACCTAAGTATCCAAGAACTCTAAATAGAACATTGTTAATTTTATTATCAGCCCACTCAACAGATGTTCCGTCTACAGCAATTCTTCTTACAGGCTTTTTATAATAAGTAAGCCAAACACCAACAGATGGGCTAGATGGATAAAATAAAAAATTACTACCAGACTCAAGATATACAGGGTCTTCAGCGTTAGGAGAATCTATATCAGAATACAACTTGCTATCAAGCACAGTTGGTTCAATCCTAGTGGCAAATTTACCATTAGCAGGAGCTTGACCGGGATATGCTGTCTTTAAATAGATAGCTCTAGCATAGTCTGCTGGCTTGTTATAAGGAGAAGCTAATGATTGCTCAAAAACCAAGAAAGGAGACAAAGCTTCAGTAGTCTGATTGTCTGCATTTGTCGGAGTGCTGTATATGTTATTTCTACTCATTACAGCATAAGACATGTCAATCAAGTAATTGAAATAATCGGTAGATGCTAAATTATATGCCTGAAGAAACTCATCCTGAGACATAAATGACCCATCGTACTTGTTTATAAGGTATTGGGTCGTGTCATATAATTGCTGAACTGTTGCCATTACTACAAAATTAACATTTTTAACAATAAAGGGGGCAATGCCCCCCGTATTGAATTAATAATATGAAAGCCAATTATTCTCTTTCACCTGCCAACATCATAGGCTTGTTACCAGAAACATCCATTTTAATTAAATCATCCAAATTGGACAGACCTAACTCTTTCATTCTCTTCTTAGCATCGTCTAAGATGAATGTATTCTCGGTGTCAATTTCTACAGTCTTCTTTGAAGGGTCATACTTGAATGTCTTTCTGTATCCTTCACCAGCAATACCAGTAGGAGCCAACATAGTAGCAAATCTTCTACCAAACTTAATATCTCCTAGTCCACCTACTTTACCTTGCTCCTTAGAGCCAACAAGAGTTTTACTCTTTTCTTCTGGGTTCTGAGCAAGTCCCATATCTACAGTAGCCTTTAGGAAAGCATCATAATCATTACCTAAAGTCTTCTTGATTTCTTCTGGGGATAAGTATGTTTCTAGGTCAGATTTCTGTGCAAAGTCTTGAGCTTCCATGAGCTTCTTCTTACCTTCTTCCCACTTTCCTTGTCTAACCAAAGAAGTTTGCTCCTTAAGCATTGTATTATACTGCTCCATGAAAGAGTCAAATTTCTTAGGGTCTTTCTTTCTAAGAGCTTCAATAAGCTTTGGTCTTAAACTAGAAATTACTGCACCAGCCTTATATCTTTTGTCAATAGGATTATCTTCTCCGTTAGGGTCTGGAGTCATATCCCCACTTTCCATGTCATCTGACTTGGGTGCTCCAAGCTTTGATGCCATTTTTGCTAACATGTCATTAAGCATAAAAATTGTGTTTTATTGAGTAATATAAGGCAAATATACCACAAATTACAGACCCTTAAGCCTTTCGTAGAAGCGTTGTCCTTCTCCCTCCTTAAAACAGAACTTAACAAGGTATTCAACTGTTTTTTCACCTGCTGGGATTACAGCTGCCAAACCTCTACTTTCTGCCCAATGAACCTGACCCGGAGTTATGCTCTCGGTGAGTATTCCAGACTCCAATGCATTTTTAACCAAATGGAACGCCTTTGTAGTCGGATTATTGTAGGATTTAAGGAACAATTCTGGTCTATTTTCAGCCACAGATACATACTCAACACGAAGCTCATCAGAGTCTTTTTCTATCCCCTGTGCATTGATTTTAGTGATACCAAGATAATCAATGTGTTCAAGCATTGACTGCTCTGACGCAGAGAGTGCAATCTTCATAGCCTCATGCTTAGTCTTTACATTTTGGATGTTCTTCTTTGAGATAGCCTCAAAGTTCATAATCTCATATGTTGCTGGCATATTAGCATCTCTATGCTCCGCATTCAAGCACCTGTTACTCTTTGTCAAGAACTCTACAAGCATTCTATCCGTAGCGGGTACATATAAGAATCCGTCTACAAAAGTGATAGAAGGTCTGCGGTTAACGATATTCTCAGGGAGATTATCTTGCTCGTCAACCCATAAGGTGTTGATTCCCGGAAGATATCGCATAGCTCTTTTGTAACCAGCCTCCTCATCAAAAACGATGTCGGTATTAGCCAACATAAATCTTGGAGGGAACTGCTTCTTGTCATTAGGTGAAGCATTTGTGATAAGCTTAAAGACGTAAGTCTTAGGCTCTTTTTTAACTTCTTTCTTTTCTAGGGTGATTGAGCTTAGTGCCGTTTCCATTGTTGGCTCTTGTTCAACAACAAGATTACCATTATCATCTAAGGTTCTCTTAGTTTTTTGTGCCATAGCGTTTTAGTTTAATACTAACAAAGATAGTCATTTTGTTGGTTTATTACAAAATAATGCATAAAAAAACCCCCACAGGAGAACCTGCAGGGGTACATTGGGATTAAACTATGACACTATTACTTCTTCACAACGATGAACTGGTTAGCTGCGAAAACTTGCAATCCGCAGTAAGCCATGTGATGCACGTTCAATTCCATTTTGTCAGAAGTCGGAACCTTAGCAAGAGCACCAGTCTCCCACACTTTAACTTCCTTACCTGACTCAACTTCGTTAGACACGATACGAACTGCTGGGATTTTATCTCCAGACTGAGCATCACGTCCTTCTTTCATTGGAATCAAAGCTCCGTAGAAGTCAAATTTGTTTCCGTTACTTGCCAAAGACTGTCCGTAGATAGCCTCAGAGTTGAAAGGCAAGTACTTCTTCAGATGGAAGGTAACACCGTCAATCTTCAAAGAATCGAAGCCGTATTTAACAGCCAAATCCTGAGAACCACCAGCGTTAGCCCAAACGATAGCACCATTCTGATATTTAGCGAACAAAGAGTCATCAACAGCAGTTCTCAAGTAAGAATCCATCAAGAAATGGTATTCTTGAGCACCACCATTAAAGTCAATTTGACGAACAAGGTTATGGAAATCTTCCATTCCGAAACCAACTGTGTTACCAGCGATATCGTATTGGTAAGTTTGTCCACCAGCCTCAATTTGAGGAATAAGACCTTTAGCACCTACAGTTCCAGAGATGTTATCTGCATCAGAACCGAAGATAAGCTTGAACTCTTTATTGTTCATGAAACGTCTTACAGCCTCATCCAAACCTTTGTAAGTGTAGAAAGAACCACCTTCAAAATTCAAGTAGATTTCTTCAATCTTAGCACGGTCTGTGATTTTGTAATCTTCACGAATCTCGGTAGTTGTGAAGATTTTCTTTTCTGTAAGGTTAGCAATTGTGTCAGCAGCAGAAGAAGCTTCACCAGCCTCAGTTACGCCACGGAACAACAAAATTTCACCAGCAGCCAAAGTAGAAGAAGCATTCTTCAACGGAACGATAGTAGCTGTGTGAGCACCTGCAGTTGTTTTGTTAACACCTGTGATTTTGTACTGAACACCAGAAGATGCAGCTTCAACAACTTCACCTACACGAACTGGAGATTGAGCACCACTATTGTAGTGAGAACCAGCAGTCAAAGTAACTGTAACACCAGAGTTGGTTACAGATACAGTAGATGCAGCAGTAATCTTGATAGAAGAATGAAGCTTACCGTAAGACTCGAAGTGGAAAAACTCACGTCCCGGTACTACAGCTTTCAATCCAATCATCTCAAGAAGCTGAGTGTAGTTCTGGTTGCCATACTTTTCTACGAACTTGTCATAGAATTGTGGCTTTAAGAGTGATAAGTCACTCACAAACTGACGACCAACACCAGTACCAAGTTGTACGCCAGCAGGTTGATTAATAGGCATTTTTATGCACTTTTAATTGTTAAAAATAAAATTGGTTCATTTACGAGAATCGAACTCGCATGCGAAACCGCACATCCAATAAATGATTTTTGTAAAACTGACCACACTTGGTCGTAAGAGCTTGGCGTACTGCCAAATAGATAATGCAAATATAGGATGTTTTTTTTATATCTATAAAACAAAAAACCCGGCTGCACCTGCAGACCGGGTATATTGCATGGGAAGGGGTCGGTTTACATGCTATAAAGTTTCTCAACCCAAGCATCAACGTCACTCTTAGTACTCTGAGAAGATGACCTAGATGAAGGGGAATCTCCTATAGAAACACCTTTAATGTTCTTCAGCATATTAGCCTTAGCGGAGCTTACAGCCTGAGATACTATAGACTTTATGATTTTATCCCTGTTGTTTAGCCAGTATATGTCTTCGGCAAGTGCACTTGTCTTGTACTCGCCCTTTTCTGCGTCATAGTATCTAGGTCCGTAAAAGTCCTCTAAAGTGAACTTTTTTAGGTCGTCCTTCATGCTAGTAAGGTCTTCCTTGTTAGGTATAAAGTTTACCTTAAAGGAAACATCATCATCCTTGTAATCCATCTCAAAAGGCTTCACAGCCTCTAATCCATTGTCAATGCTAGACTCGTATTTAGCTCTTTCAGATTGGATGTACTTATTATACTCTTCTACCTCTTTTGAATTATCTACAGACTTTGGAGCCATAGACTTCATGTATTCAGAAATATTAGGAAGCTCAATATCAACCTTCTTCTCTGATAGGTATTTTACAGCATCTCTTGCATCCTTCTTGACTTCTTTAAGAGCTCTTTTCTTAGCTCTTTCAACCGACTTATTATACTCTGCCACCTCATCTTCGGTCATAAAGGATGTATCCTTTTTTTCCTCTTCGTGAGAATATCTGTCGTTATATTCCTTTTGGATATCGGTATCAGTCATGTCTGGGTTTTCGTACTGAATCATCAGTTTCAAAACCTCTTCGTCTGATAGCTTATCAAGATTAGATAATACGGTCTGCTCATATATGATAGGAGCAACCTCTGCGTAGTTACCAGATACTATTGAATCGAATACCTTCTTAGAAACTTCGTTCTTGAAGTCTAATTCAGGTTGAAAGTCCTCATCCTCTTCCTGCGAATCATCGCTTCCAGCTGCATTGCTGTCTCCTGAAGACTCTTGCCCAGAATCATCCGAAGCTTTCCCTTCTGGCTGTCCGTCATCATTCTTACCCTCGACATCTGATTTTTCTGAGTCATCAGTATTACTTTCTTGCGAATTTAGTGATTCTTTTTCTTGTGAAGAATCTGTCTGCTCGTTCTGCGGTTCCTCATTCCATGTGGATTCCGCAAACGGATTGAATTCATTTGAAGTCATAGATTTGTTTTTATTTAATTACCCAATTATTGCTCTTGTTCTTGCTCTTGCTCGGCTTCAGCCTGTTGCTGTGCAGCCATCTGCTGTTGCATAGCCATAGCCCTAGCTTCTTGAGCTTGGAAGTAGTTATCTACTATTTTTTGAAGCTCTGGAGTCAAAGGCTTATCCATTTCGTAGGATTTCTTTAGGATATCCATAACGAACATCTGCATATCACTCTCTGCTCTCATAGCCTGTTCAGTCTTAACAGTATTCACCTTGTATTCACCCTGAATCTGCTCTAATTGAGCATCCATCTGAGCTTTCAACTGTAATGACTCCTGCTGTGACTGAGCATTCATTTGGCTATTCTGCATAGCCTGTTCTTGTGCCTCCTTCTGCTTCTTCTTCGTAGCTCTTGACAAATATAGTTCACCTAGCTTAATATTCTTAATATTTCTAATATTAAATGCAGTTTCAAAGTCAATTTGACCAGAAGATAGAGCCGTTTGAACCATTCCCTCTAAATATTGTCTGTAGTCGTCATCTGGCAACATATCAACCTTGATATCAAAATATCTACCGCTTATGTTAGCCTTTACCACCTTGGCGTATTCAGCAACCCTATAATTAACAGCATCAGCTAGAAGGATACCGCATTTCATCATCGTATTCTCAATGATATTGATATACGAGTCATAAATAAAGTCCGTTGCATTATTAGATGCAGCTATACCAGCCTGAAGCTGTTTGTTACCAAGACGAGGATTTATACCAGCCCCATCTCTTAGCTCATTGATACCAGTCTCCTCACGAAGTCTATTAAGGTAATAGTTGAAGATATTAATAAGCTCTTGCAACTGCTGAACGCTTCCGCTATTCGCAATCTCTGCGATAGGAGAACCAGCTCTTTGACCCTCTTCGGTTATTGAACGATAGTATATGTTACCAGTTTGGTCGTAAATCTTTTGAATCTCAAGTGGAGAAATAGACTTACCCTCTCCGAGAGAGATATTCTGCAAACCGTCAACATCAATGATAAGACCAGCAGGTCTCATCTTAGCTACAATTTGCTGAATCTTCATATGAGTTAAAGTCATCTGACGGATAGAAGTTTCCATCCTTTGAATCATCGGAAGATTATTCAGCTCGTAATTGTCTGGCATGAAGATGGAATAACTGAAGTAAGCTTCTGCCATTTTCTCTGGCATAGAAGGCTTAATCATATTCTGTTGCTTCTTCCAATCAAGCATAATGCCACTATTCATTACATATGCACCCTCGTAGATAACAAAGATTTTCTTATCAATCATCTCCTTATTATCACCAATCTTTTCTGGTGCGTTTTCCTTCTTATCAACAACGATAGAGCCATTGGATGTCTTCTTAACTTGATACAACAAGTTATCTATTGTCTTTAACTCAAATTGAAGTACATCAACTGTAAGCTCATCATATGGTCTAGTATCTGAATAACGATATTTCTCATCCCATCTGCTTACTGTATTTCTAGCCTTTACTTTCTGAGAAATCTCAAAAAACAACTGCTCATCAACTTCTGGGTATAAAACACGAAGCTCGCTTATCTTCATTGGAGTTACCTCACCGATAAAGGAGCTATCTCTAAAGTCATCATATTCAGAGAAGGAGTACACCATGTTTTGAGGTATACATCTCTTAATCTTAATCTTTCCGTTGCTGTCCATGATAGACTTAGTGGCAGCATATCCGGCAGTTATAATATCAAAAATCAGCCTTCTTTTTACCACGTTTGAAGAGTTGCTATCTAATACATATTGCAATCCTTCTTCAAAGAACATCTCTTCTGGCAAACGATGCTCAAGCTCAAAATACAACTTAAGGTCATCATTATCTTCTGGAGTATATTCTTGCTCGTTTGTTAGCTTTAGGTTTAATTGCTGTTCTAGGCTGGAAATGAAATCCTTGTTCTCCATCCTAAACTTAGCGTCAGCCATCTCATTAAACCTCTGCTTAACGGAGATAGGGTCAATAGCTGAAACTCTTGGAGTTTCCTGTCTTTTCATTAAGCTACCCACAATAACCTCTACAAACTTTGGTGCGATGGGTGGTGGAGTGGTATCCAGATTGATATACACATCCTTACCATCAATATTCATTTGAGATAGGTACTCCTGCATGGGTTGTTTACCCATAGCAAACTTTACGTTTTTTTCTATACGTTTATTCCTATCAGTATAGTATTGCCCAGCAAAGTGGGCTTCAATATGTTTAGCTATCTTTAGCCCAAAGTCCTTGCTTTTCTTCTTGTTAGAAGGTGCAGCGTGGAAATTGAGCAATGCGTTTGAATTAGACATTACATCCCTTTAGTGTACAAAGATATTACAAATTAAGCTTAAATTTTTGTATCATGAGCACTTTCGGCTTAGACTCCTCCACGACCCTATGTTCCACCATGCCCAAAAGACTAATCATAAAGCTTACCGTTCTATCAAAGATAGTTCTATTCATGTGGTCATAAACCAGAAGCTCCTCCAGTAATTCTTTATAATAAATCTTATGACAATGGTTTTCAATAAACTGAATAGCCAGTTCTAGCTGTTGGCTCATCGCAAATGGGTCAGAACTCTTTACGCCCCACTCTTTTGTCTTTTGACCTTCCCTTCCCGGCTTGATGGCGGAGCTAGGAGTCTTGCTCATGTAATTAATCAACTTATTCTCTAATGCTATCCTAACCACGTCATCCCCGGCATCAAGCTCGTACACCAACTTACATCCATAATAAACCGCAGCTTTCAGCATTTCCTCATCAAACATACTTTTCAGCTTTGGTCTTCCGTAAAAATGACCTATCGGCATACCCGTATTTTCTGGGTCTGTGGTATTGTACTTCTTGCAAATCCAAGCACTACCCATAGAACTATACTTTGAACTAGCCATAGAGTTTCTAAAAGGGTCAACACCTATGGTGTAGATTGGTGTATTCCCCGGTACCCTACCCCTATCTCCAACCTGTGACATATTCTCAACAGTTGGTAGCTCAAGTATATGCCACATCCCTTCAGATGAGTCCTGAAAATAAACATCCCCACCCTTATGCCCATCCTTCCAGAAGAAGCTACCTTTCCTCATCCTTACAGGATTCTCCGAAAGAAAGTTTATCTGTTCGTATATCTTGTCGCTATTGAAATAGCACTTCTTAGCATCTATCTTAAATGCCTCTTCAACAGAGAATGGGTTCATCCGTATTTCTTCGGAAAGTGCTGTAGGGTCTTTAATAATCTCTCTTTGTTTTAGTAGAAAATCCTTTGCACCCATCTGTATATCCACCCCAAACTTCTTCTTTATATACTGCTTCTGCCTTTCTGTTGGGTTGTCTATAATAGACATCCCGTACTCATCTATAAATCCCTCATACCCGTCATAGGCTGGGGTAAAGTATTGGAATAATCCAGTAGCGGTAATATCTTGACCTAGATGGTCTGAGCCATCAAAAAGTTCCTTGAACTCTATACCACCATTCTCTGAGTCGTTTACCGTAGATGGTATTACTGCAAATCCAACCTTAATCATACCCCTCGTTAGCGTTTTTCTTACGATGGGCCAGTATTTATTGATTGGTACGTCTTTGGGCCACTTACCTCCCTCATCTATCAATATCGCAGTAATCCTACCTGAGTCATACGAGTTTAAAGCTGTTGCACGGTAATCAATAACAGACTCAAGACCCATGTCATCATCAAAGACTTTCCCCTTAGTCCTTACAACGGTCTTGTTCTTTTTCTTTGGAGGAGAGAATACGAGGCTCGTCTTAGAGGTCTCATCCTCTATAGAAGGTTTTAGAAATACTGGTAGGTTCTTGTATCCCCAGACAATCATCTTCTGAAACACATCCCTAGCATCTGGGTTACCAGTCTTACTCACTATACCGCAGTTAGACTTAGGTCGCATAATAGCCTTATACACTAATGCACAAGCTTCTTGAGATGTAGCACCCTCCCTTCGTTTCTTTATTCTTATGATACCAAAGCATTGGGGTAAAGCCTCACAATGATTTCTGAATAAAAACCATCTTCTGTCTGCATCCCTATAGTCTGGCTTACCGCCATCTTCAAGCGTCCAGTAATTAAGATAGAAGTAGTGTAGACCAGTTATATATGTTGGTTCCCCGTTATTATAGAACCAATATCCGTTCCTTATTTTTTCGTATTCATTCTTAACAAAAGAAGCCTGACTGTCTGTATAAATAGGTATCCCCTCAGAATCAAACTCCAAAGAAGAAAAGTCATCCGGAACTGAAATTCTAACAAATTTTTGCTCATCCCTTTTGGTCGAGTTTTTGAATACATTCCTTTCTTCAGGAAGTTCAATTTTTGTGCCATATATCTCTATTTTCTTAGCCATTCAGTCTATTGTAAACAAATTTGTTTATTTTCTCTACCAGCTCTTTACCTTTCGCAGAAATAAAGTAACTACTTCTTTTTACCTCCCACTTATTTGCGTATCCTTCACGAAGAAGCATCCTGTTATACTTAGTGAAACGAATGGGTGAGTTCTTGAAGTTTAG